TGAAACGCTTGTTGAGCTTGTTGTTGAGCTTGCATAAGGTTTTGTTGTAACAGACCAGCCCTGATCCCTGCTCTGTTAGCCAGTGAATCTGAATCGTATTGACCTAACATTGCGCCTTCTCTACCACCACCAAAGTTACCAGAGGCAACAGCGGAATCTTGTATTGCTTGTCTTCCAGCTCCTCTTTCAAGATCGAACTGTCTTAAAGTTTCATCAATAACTTGTGATTGATAAGGAGACATAAACGGTTGATATGCTTGAGACCCGGTTAATGCTCCTAGACCACCTGCTGTTTGTACAGCTTGGCCAACTTGATTTGCAGAGGCTGCTTGTGCAGCTTGTGCTGCTGTTAAAAATGGTGCGTAAGATCCAACACCCTGTGTTGCCATTCCTATCGCTTGAGTTTGTAAAGGATCCTCACCAGCAATAAACTGTCTGCCTGTAAATGTTTCAGGAGCAAGAGGTGCTTGAAACGCAGCCGTAGCTTGCGTGGCGTAATCTTTTACAACGTCTTCTAAATAATCTGGTACTGCCATTATATTACCCTCGATTCTAATTGTTTCATTTGATCGTACATTGCTTGAGCTCCTTCCAACCCTTGCGAGTCTTCAGAAACTTCTCCGCCCTGTTCTAAATTTTTCATTAAGTTTTCCATAACTTCTGCGCCTTTGTCGATATCTCCGCCTCCAGCGTTTCTTACAGCGTCTGCTGTAAATACAAATTCGTTTTTAGATAATCTTGCTGGTACATCGTCAGCTCTTTCTTCACCACCCATTTCAACAAAACCACCTGTGTTTCTATAATCTTTTTCCATGCCACCCATGTCAATCATTTCTGCTTCTTCTGTGTCCATGATACCACCCTCTTGGGCCATGACTCTTGGTTGTTGCGCTGATTCTTGTGATGCTTGCATTACTGCTTTTACAAATTGTTCAAAGGACATGTCACCGCCTTGGTTTTTGTATTTTACATACTCCATCATAAGCATTTGTTGGGCCTGTTGATCTCCTGCACCACCACCCATATTTAAAAATGTTTTAGGCATTTTTCTAACTTGACCTATTATAGATCTATCTTCTTCTTCTTCGTCTTCAGCTAAACCACCTTGTGCAGCGTAAAAATTACGTTGAACAAATCTTTTATCTGGGAGAAAAGCAAACTCATCTGGATTTGCTCCAGTTCTATAAAAATCTTTTACTCTTTCCCTGATTGCTACTGGGTCAATCATTTCAACTTCTTCCTCTACTTCTTCGTCACCACCCATCATGAACGGTAACGCTGATGCCGCAAGTCCAGCTGTAAGAAAAGTTCTTTTAGGTGAGAACACACCACTAGATCCAAACAAACCCTGACCGCCTAATATATTTTTATTACCTAGAGCTAAAGTTTTTAAACCTGTTCCTATTCTTCCTAGACCAAAATTTTTCATGCCTCCGGTTCGTAATGCGCTTAAAAAACCTCCGCCGCTTGAAGCTCCACCTAGGGCACCTAAACCATATGCACCCGCAGCAAATAAAGCAGCCTTACCTAACGGACTTTTAGCTATCTTTTTGATACCTCTAGTTGCCTTTTTTACGAGGCTTCCTAGTCCGTATAGTTGTCTGGGTTCTTGCATTCGAGATATTGCCATATTTTTACCTTAATTTATCGTTCTACTTTGTTTTACTGAGTAAATCAAGAGGTGGCATTATGACTTTTACGTCTTGAGCCATGTCATCGTTCTTATACCCCTTTGCTTCCCAGTCTTTTCTTTCCTTAAAAACCTCTCCTGTTTGCTTATGTCTGTACGTTGTTTCTACCTTTGCTGGTTCCAGTATTTTCATTAGTCTAATCTCTCCTTTTTAATGTTTAGATAACTTATAGCAATATCAAAAGAATCTGCAGTGCTAGAAGTTAATGAAAGGGCTGTATTTCCCTCTACTATTAACGGGTTGGTTAATAATTCTGTGGTTGTATTGGCTGTAAGAGCCGCTGTCTTAATGGTCGTAATACTGTTGTTGGTCACTGTTACGGTAGGTGTGCCAGCAGATGTTACAAGAATAGACTTAATAATGTAAGTTTCGTTTACCAAAGGATTTTGTTTAGTTACACCGTTTACAACAGTTGTTCCAAACATAGTTTGTGCAGCTGTAGACGTAACATCATCTACTCCGAAAAATTTATATACATTTGATACTGTCACTAGCCCTCCAAGAAAAAGCTTTTGGCTTCTATTTCTTGTTTTACTTCTTCTTGAAAAGAAGTATTTAATTTTGTTATTACAGAGTCAAGATCTCTAACCAAAGATTGAAATGTTTTTTCTTCGTACTCTTGAGTTGCTCTTGTTAATGATTGTACTATCTTAGCCATTAGTCTGCGTGCCCTGGATCAAACGGATCATCATAATTCTTTGTTGTTCTAGCTGCTCTAGTATTTTCACCACCTTTATAACCTGATCCTGCTCCCGTTTGTGTTGCATAAGCATCTGCTTCTCTTATGTCATCATCTCTTTTCTGAGCTGCTTGTAACATAGATAACTCTGCTCTTTTTGCATCATCAAGATCTTGTAATCTTTGAATTAAACTACTATCTACGTCTCCTTTATAAGATCCTGCTAATACATCCGCTATATCTGCAGCACCCATTTTATATTTGTTAGCTAATGTGTTTTTGATAGTGTCCATTCTTTTATCGTATGCTCTTTGTAATCCGTATGAAGTAGGGCTGCCAAGTCTACCACCTGTCATTGTATTTAAAAATCCACCCGATATAGGATTGTATCCTGCCATTAGTCCTGAACTAATAGTGCCTGCACTATTTCTATTACGATACATTTGATCTAAACCTTGTGCTACCTGGCTTCTTTCTGGTATTAAACTAACAAGACCTTGAAAAAGACTTTTGTCACCAATAAAAGGTATGTAATCCATAAGACTAAATTTATCTTCTTCCTCTTCGATTGGATCTCCAAAACCTTTTTGATCTTCTCTATCATAATCATAAGTAAGATCAGGAGATGTATCCATGTCTATAAATCTATTATCTATTTGAAACGTAGGTGTTGGATCTGTAAGACCTGTTTGTAAATTTTGTTGGTAATTAAATATAGAAGGATCTAATATACCCTGACGTATTGGAACCTCAATCGCACCTGCACCACTCATGGCTTCTGCATCAAGTTTATTAAATATATCTGATGCAGGAAACGTAGACATTTCATATCCACTGAAGTCTGCTCTTTTAGGGACACTATCAAAACCAGGTAAGCCCATTGAAGCTATTTGTTCGTCTGTAAAATTAGCTTCTTCATCTGGATTATACTGTCTGTATTTTGCAATTAAATCTAAAGTTTCTTGATCCATTATCTTCTACCTCCTGGGTGTATATCTAATCTAAACGTTCCTAACTTCCAATCCTCTCCACTAGTGGTGTTTGCAATTTCTAGTGCAATTTGTCTAGCTCGGACTCTTATATCTTTTTTAGTGGTTGATGACGTAATAGTAAAGCTATTTGTAACTTGTGCGCTATTGGGATAAATTCTTGTTTTAAACTTCACAGATGTGTTGCCTGTTTGATCAATAAAATCTGGTATAAATCTACTAATTCTCATTATAAACTCTCCGTCTCCTCTTAGATCAGGCATTCCTACAGTCTGTCCAGTATTGCTTCTTCTTTGTGTAATATCAAAATCACCAGAAGATATATTAGCTATCACAGCTGTAACAGCACCTCCAGCATCAACTTGATCGGTCCCTGTTTCCTGTTCATAGTATATTGTACAGCCGTCAGTGTTTCCAATAACATCATAAGAGGCATTACTATTTACATCATAAGAAGTAGCGTGTGGTAAACCAAACACAGCAGAGTCTTGCCATGCGGTTCTAGCTAAACTTCCTGTTGTCCATATAGGTCTTTTAACTGTTGAGTCTAGATAGTTATAAGTTACTTGTCTGTTAACCACATTAGATCCACTGTTACAATAGAACCAAGTCACTTCACCAAACAAGTTGTTTAATCCTGCATTTACTAAATCTCTGGCTGTCGTGTTAATATTATCGTAAACAAAATCTTCTACCAAACATGGCATAGATTTTAATTGTCCGTCGTAAGTAAAGAATCCATTCTCTGACATCCAATACGCAGAACCATCAACCTCAACACATGCGTTTTTACCTAGTAATCCGCAGTTGGTTCCAACTTGTTGAAAAGAAAATGTAAAGGGTGCACCTACAAACTGCATAAGAAATAATGCAGTATCGGTCCAAACATAAATAGCATCTCTACCTTTGATAGCTCCCATGATCCTTGATCCATCAGCCAGTCTTTGTGAACCTGCGGTATTGGTAGCAGTCACAGTATAAGAATCTGTTTGATTAATATTTTCTTGATCAGAGAATCTAATAAACATATCGTCTTGAGATGTTGGATCCCCTATATCTGTTTCTGTTCCAAAAAATACTAAGTGTCTGTCCGGTGTAGAAACAATTACATGACGAGATTTTGTTGGGGCGTTTGCAATAAGTGTAGCTCTTGTTGCTGTTGCATTTGATAATGACCCATCCCATTCAAAACAAGGACCATTATAAATAAGTGCAATTAATTTTTGACCAAAGTTATCTAATACCCATAGTCCAGGAGAGATTGTAAAGTCAGCTGTAGATGCTTCTCCCCATGCAACAAAATCAGTTATGTTTGTAACCGTTGCGCTAGAGCTATGTGTAGATGGTGAGGTTCCGTTTACAGCTCTTGATCCGCCGCTTAAAGTGTTGGTTCCCGTGTTGTTGGCTGTATAACTAATATCTTCAGATCCAATTCTAATTTCTCCTGATGATGGAAACTGGCTAGAGTCTGTTAATACAATTGTAGTATCAACAGTATTTGTTAATGCAGAAGCTAACGTAGTTGTGACCGGTGCACTAGCTTCACCTCCCCAGTTAGCAGTTCCCCATCCAAAACCACCTAATTGTTGAGAGGGACCAACGTTGTAATAACAAAGAACAGATGCCGATCCTGCGGTGCTTAACGGAGTTCCTGCTTCAGCAGTAGCTGCTGTCACTGTAAAAGTAGTAGCTGATGGCACAGAAGTAACCATGTATTTTTTATCTTCAAATGTAGCGTTAGTGTATGTAGATCCTGATAAACCTGTTACGTTATCAAACAAAACAATATCATCTTCTATTAGTCCATGTACCCCGCTGCATGTTACAGTTACCGACGTCGATGACGATGTAGATGAAAAATTAGCTCCAGTTAAAGTAGTTCTGATAGGGTGAATATCGTAGTAAGTTCCGCCAGAATATACGTATAAAATTCTATTAGTTCCTATGGCAGCGTATTTAACACTGTCATTATTTTCAAAATGATGGATAGCTCTTGCTGCTCCTGTAAGTTTACTATCACCTAATTGACTCCAACCCCCTATTTTTTCAGGGGTTCCGTATCTAAAACGCACATTATCACCGTCAAACCACTGTCCTTCAGCGCCTGTTTCGGTAACCTGTTTGTTAAATCCTGGTTGAAAGCCTAGTTTTTGTAGCATACTTATCCTAATATATTAGCACTCTATACTATATATTATAATGCTTGTAAATCTAGCTATTTTGTGATGGCTAGTAATAGCTAAAATTAGAATTAAAAGCTATTACGGTCTTTCTTTTTTTGTCTATACTAGGAGCGCTATGCAATAAATGTGCTGGAAAAGTTATTACCTGTCCTTCTTTAGCTTGGTATTTAAAGAGCTTGCCTCTTACCTTTACCTGTGTCCTATATGTGGTAGATGGCATTTCTAAGAAGTATACATTAGCCCAATTGGTTTTTTCATGGTTGTGAAATATATGGTGGGCTCCATCATGGTATTGTTGAAACCAGGCGTTAGCTATATGCCATTGGTCTGCTTTAAAGTAATCCTGCATCCTATCCATAGGCTCATCTATTACTTTTTTATAAAAATAATCTAAATATTTTCTTTCTTGTTCTAAAGGCAGCAGCCAATCAGACTTACTGTTTTGTTGTGACTGACTAAAAGGCATCTCATCTATTAAATCTAAAAGTATTTTTTTGTGTTTTTTATGATCCTTGACTGTGGATATTATAAAGTCTGTTGTTATATTCTTTATCTCCATTTTGGACCTGTTATAAAAATAGCTATTGTTTTCCTTGTTCCCTGAGTAACGGGTGTAACTTCATGACTCATAAAACCATCAAATAATATCATAGACCCTGGTCTTTTAAAATCCGTAACTGTCTCTGGTCCTTGATTAAAGAGTCTTAGGTCTCCGCCTTTGTAAGAAGTATCAGACATGTTGATAAGCAATGTGCCTTTGACATCAAAATTTTTACCTTCAGGACTTCTGTCTACATGCCAACCGTAATAGTCTTTTTCTTTTGAGGTATATGTTGCAAAATTTATAAGTCTGTCATCTGCTATTTTAAAAATCATATAACCAAACTCATGTGTAATAATCTCTTCTGCATACCCATATACTTTTTTAAAGTAGGGTTCTATTTTTTGCCATTCTATTAATTTTGTGTGTCTTTCTTGTTTTAATCTTTTACCTGAAGAACCACTAGCAGCCCCTTCTTTTGGCTCTAATTCTAAATAATTGTGATCAATAAATTTATTTAATGTTTTAATTTCTTTATCGTCAAACTGTGGTGGCCAAATCCAATACCTAAGAGCACTCATATTTTTGTATACCAAGACGCTACAGTATATCTTGTTCCCTCTGTAATTTGTTTAACACCATGATAACGTTCATTACCATTAAATAAAAGTATTCTACCTGTTACTGGTTGTATAGAAGTCTCGTCTTCAAAATGTGTTTGTCCACCTTGATAGTCGTGATTAAGATATACAATAGAAGCCAGTGTTGTTTCTCTTACGGCATAGTCTGTATGCATTCTGTGTCTCGCACCTTCAGGCCATTTAACTAAATTAGAATAGTTTACTTTAGAATTATTTATTTCTTTTGATAGCACATTCATTTTCTTTCTTAGTGCTAACACAACAGGTTCTTTAAGGTTATCTAAGCTAACACAAAATGTATCCTCATGTTGCCACATATTTTTCTTATGTTTTTTATGCAACTTAATTAATTGCTTGCATTCTTTTTCAGTAATAAAATTATCTATTATACTAATCCTGTTCATCGCAATCTAAATCAAAAGAAATAACCACTCGGTCTTTGTTTAACAGGTTTGGATTAACATAATGCAAGAGGTGTCCTGGAAAAATTACTAGTGTACCTTCTTCACATTCTATTTGTGTAAGTTTAGTTTGCTTACTCATTTCATCAGACCAAGGCGCTATGTAAGTTGCTGTTTCTTGTTTCTTATCTAAATCAAGATATAAAATACCTGTATACATTGACTTGCCGTGATGGTGCGCAACTTGGTAATCACCTTTTTTGTAGTTTATTACCCATGAGTCAGTTATGTATAGTTTTTTAAAATTACATTCTGTTCCAAATAAATGAAGTTCGTCTGCAAAAATTTCATACAACTTATCTGTTAATCCTAAAGAAGATGTACCAAATCTTGTTGTAGAAAAAGAAGTATTTGGTCTTCTGTAATATTTAAAATCTTTTACATATTTTTTAATCTTGGTCTTTTTCTTTTTCCAGTCTTTTACTTTTGTAGTAAAAGCGTCTATTGAAAATAAA